ACGGTTCCGATAAAATATCAACCCTATTGGGCTTATGGTGCACTGGACACTGTCCTAACTGCAAGAATATTTGAGAAGTTTTGGGAAAAGTGCGCTCCGGGCAAGCCATATAGCATGGCCTATGAGCTAGAGATGAACACTCGTCGTATAGTTACTACTATGGAGCTCAATGGAGCACGGATTGACCTTGATTACTCCCAAAAGAAGCACGATGAGTTGGTTGAGTACACTGATAAGGTCCGCGATTGGGCTAAAAAGACTTACAACATGTCTATCGGTAGCAATCAGCAGTTAGTGCATCAATTTACGAAAATGGGTGCGGAGATTGATGAGTACACCCCAACTGGTCAACCTTCTGCCTCTGCCGATCAACTGAAGATTCTTCTTCGCGATGGCACACCTGAAATAAAACAGCTGGCTGACACCACTCTTAAGTATCGCAAGGCTGGTAAATTGGCTGGTACATACTTCCAGAACTTTTTAAGTGGCAATATTGACGGCTTAGTTCACCCATCTATCAATACTTTAGGTGCTAGGACCGGGCGCATGACGATACGGGATCCGGCGCTCCAGACCTTGCCTAAGGGCGATGACACTGTTCGTAGGGCCTTTATTCCGAAAGACGAAGACCACGTAATTATTACTTCCGACCTCGATCAGGTGGAATTCCGCATGTTTGCCACCCTCTCTAGGGACCCAAACCTTATCCAACTCTTTCACAAGGCAGATGCTACAGGCTCTGACCCCTTTACTGAGATCGGTCGAGAGCTTTATCAAGACCCAACTATGCAAAAATCCGATAAAAGACGTGGCTTTATAAAAGGAGTGATCTACGGGCGCCTGTATGGAGCCGGTATTGCCAAGCAGGCTATAACTGCAGGTGTACCCGAAGAGCAAATGCGTGCAGTTTCCGATCAGTTTGACCGAAGGTTTCCGGGAATGCAGCGATTCCAGAAAGATGTTGAAATGCGAGGCACTAGGCGTTTAGAGCAAGAGGGGATTGGGTATATCAACACCTGGACGGGCCGTAGGATCCCCTGCGATGATGACCGTGTGTATGTTTTAACTAATTACCTTATTCAAGGTGGAGCTGCTGAGATTTTTAAATCAAATCTCGTAAAACTAGATCAAGCTGAGCTAACTCACCTACTTATTGTTCCTGTGCACGATGAAATAGTGCTAAATGCACCTCGCGAGGACGCAGAAGAGATAAAACAAATCGTAAAGGAGTGCATGACTACGAAAGACGGCTGGGCAGTGCCCCTGACTGCAGACGTTGAGGGAGGCTTCAGTAGCTGGGGCGGAAAATATCTATAGGCTAGTAAACTATCTGGTAGTATTAAATTATGTCTAGTCTGTATACGCTTTCATTAGAATCTTGCCCTGAAGAGGTCAGGTACGTTGGTATAACTAAATACGATGACGTCTCCATGAGACTAAAAGCCCACAAAGAAAAAGCAGGAAATGTGAATCGTCCAGTGGCTGACTGGATCAAAAAGCATGGAGATTCGGTTAAAGCTGTAAAAGTTTTAGGTGACTTAACATGGGAAGAGGCTTGTTTGGCAGAGATTTCTTTGATAGCAGAGCTTAGAGCAAAAGGATTTCGACTTTTAAATATGACTGATGGTGGCGAAGGCTCTTTGGGAAAAAAAGACTCCGAAGAAACTAGACGCAGAAAGTCTTTGGCCGGGGCTGGTAGAGCTGTTTCAGAAGAGACCAAACAAAAGATCTCTTCAGCTAACAGCGGTAAAAAAAGATCTGAAGAGGCAAAAAGAAAGATGTCTGAGGCAAAGAAAGGTGGAAACCTTTCTCCGGAACATAAAGAAAAAATAAGAGTTTCTTTAATTGGTAGAGAGTGTTCGTCCGAAACTGCAGCAAAAATATCTGCTGCCCAAAAAGGTAGGAAACTTTCTCCGGAACATTTAGAAAATATCAAAGTCGCTCAGAAGAGACGTAGAGAAAGAGAGCAAAAAGATAAAAATGATTAAATATGTACTAGCAGTTGATCCAGGTAAAGCTACCGGAATAGCTCTATTTAGCCACCAGGCGGGCGGTGAGCCTGTTTTAGAGTGGTCTGTTGAAGTACAGCAGGAAGAATATGCCAAGCCCATACGAGAGGTCCTAGCGTCTCCAGAGATGTCCCTTAACTTGGATATAGTTTGCGAGAGATTTACCATAAATGCTCAGACTGTGAGAAATGCTCAAGCGCCTTACTCTCTAGAGCAGATTGGCATCTTAAAGCAGTGTATGATCGACGCTGGAAGGGCTCCAGACGATATTTACTTCCAATCGCCGGCTAATGCTAAATCAATGTTTGACAACCCTAAACTTAAGAAGCTGGGGTACTGGCATAGAGGTGGTGAAGGTCACGCTTTGGATGCGATTCGACACGGACTTCTCAGAGTAATCAAATTAGGCTGGAAACCTGTAAGATTATTAGAATAATAAGTTATTATCAGAAATAACTTGTAGTCAGAACTTTTTTCTGATAATATAAATACATGTACGAAATGACGAAGGAGATCAGATGAGCGTCTACGTTGAGCTCGATGAGCTAGGCCAGAACATTATCATTCAGGCTGAATGGCGACTAAAAGAGGTTTGTAGGGCTTTCCCCGGCGCTAAATGGGACGGTGAGAAGCAGGTTTGGCGTATTCCCCTGTCTTGGACTGGCTGCCTATCGCTTCGTTCCACATTTAAAGAAGAGCTTACACTCGGACCTAGGGTGAGAGAGTGGGCCTCTAATGAGCGTTTGAACCGTATCGACCCAGCTAACGCTCTCCGTGACCTTGAAGAGTATGACAGCAGTGACAAAGACCTCTTCCCATACCAAAAAGCAGGCGTGGAGTTCCTTACAACAGCTCGGAGAGCTCTCCTAGCGGACGAACCAGGGCTCGGAAAAACCATTCAGGCTATAAGAGCTCTAAAACTCTTACAAGACCGCGGAGAGCAGGTTTTTCCAGCTCTTATAGTTTGCCCCAATACCTTGAAGAGCAACTGGGCTCGTGAATTCGAGAAGTGGTGGCCGGATGTAAATGTTCAGGTGGTAAAAGGGTCAGCGACTCAGCGCCGAAAAGCGTTTGAGGAAGAAGCAGATGTCTATATCGTGAATTGGGAGTCCCTCAGGGGGCACTCTAAGCTAATGTCATACGGCAGTATAGCTCTTGCTAGGTGCACGGAATGCAAGGGACATGACGCTAGGGTCACAGAAAATCGTTGCGAGGTTCACACCAGAGAGCTGAACGAGATTGATTTTAAAGCGGTAGTTGCCGATGAAATTCACCGTTCTAAGGATCCTAAGTCAAAACAGACTCGTGCGCTTTGGGCTGCAAGTGGAAACGCTGACATTAGATTTGCACTTACTGGTACTCCTATGGCTAACGATGTTGTGGACTTATGGCCGATACTGCACTGGTTGGACTCTAAAGAGTGGCCAAGCAAGACTAAATGGATTGACCGTTATGTGGATACCATGATGAATGCCTTTGGGGGGATGATGGTTCTCGGGCTCAAGCCGCATATGGAAGCAGAATTTTATGCAGGAATCAACCCACGGATGCGCCGAATGCTAAAGGCACGAGTGCTGCCGTGGCTTCCAGAGGTGATAAACGATCGTAGAGACGTTGAAATGGGCGTGAAGCAAGCAAAAGCATACAAGCAGATGCTTGAAAATATGGTTGTAATGCTAGAGCATGATGGCGAGATCGGACCGAACGGGGATGTTGTCGTTGCTCCTAACCCGCTAACTCAGACGCTTCGTCTGCTTCAGTTTGCTAGCGCGTACGCTCACATAGAGATTCAAGAAAACGGAGATGAAAAAGTTCTCCTTACGGACCCTTCTTGCAAGGTAGACGCTTTAATGGATGACATAAAGAGCGGTGACTTTGGAAGTGACTCTGTTGCTGTCTGCGCTGTGTCTCGCCAGCTAATCGAAATACTAAGTGCTCGCATGACAAAAGAAGGCATTAAGCACGGACTAATTACTGGATCTCAGTCTGGGGACGAACGTCAGCAAGCTGTTGATGATTTTCAGGCAGGCAGAATTAAGTGGGTACTGTTCACAGATGCAGCAGGCGGTGTCGGAATTACCTTGACAGCAGCACGAAGACTTGTTATGCTTCAGAGACCATGGTCCCTTGTGAACTACAAGCAGGCCCTTGACCGCGTACACAGAATCGGATCAGAAATACACGATTCTATTCTGATTACGGACTATGTAACCGAAGGAACTATCGAGGAACGAGTAATCGAAGCCTTGGAAGGTAAGGCCGATAATTTTGAGCAGATTGTGCAAGATAAGCCAAAGTTGTTGGATATGTTAAAGAATGGAGTACCAAAGAAATGACGGTTAGTCTTATACGGAGAGAGCAAAGAGATTGCTCCAAGAAGGAGGTGGTGCCCAATGACGTCTGAAATTATCAGGATTAGTAACTCTGAAATTCAAACGTTTAAGTGAAGGACTGTAGACGTAGGTGGTGGCTGACATATTATCGTCGTCTGAAACCAAAGGTACAGAATTTCACAGGAGCGTTGGCTTTAGGGTCACGTATACACGAGGCTCTAGATCGTCACTACTCAACGGGGCAGGACCTTCTAGAGGCTCACGCTGATCTAGTTAGAGACGACCTAAAAAAGATGAGCGACGGGTACAAGGACACTTCGTCCTTGGAAACTGAAGCCGATCTTGGACGCATAATGCTAGAAGGCTACCTCGAGTGGGTAGAAGAAGAAGGCATTGACGCGGAACTTGAGATGATTTCCACGGAAGAGATCCTTGAGCGCCCAATGCTTGACGGCAAGGTCATTCTGCAAGGAAAAATTGACATGCGTGTACGTCGAAAGCTCGATGGGGCTCGAATGATCCGTGACTTCAAGACCGTAGGTGGCTCTTTTGCTGACTTCGGCTCTATGGCGCACATGAACGAGCAGGTAAAAACTTACATGCTCCTAGATGAAGCTCAAGAGCAAGAAGGCGGCGAGAGAACAGATGGAGCTATCTTCACAATGCTTCGTAAGGTTAAGCGCGGTGCTTATGCTAAGCCACCGTTCTATGACCAGATTGAGGTCCGCCACAACAGATTCACGCTCCGTGCTTTTCTAGATCAATTAGAAGGCACACTAACCGACATGCTGGAAGTACGTCAAGCGCTAGATGATGGCGGTAGTCACTACAGAAATGCGTATCCAACACCAACTAAGGACTGCAAATGGAAGTGTCAGTTCTTTGCTAACTGTCCACTTTTTGATGATGGCTCTGCAGCAGAGGCAGCACTTACTGACTCATTTGAAGTTTCCGACCCTTATGGCTACTATGGCATAGGGGATAAGAAAGGCAACGAGTAATCTACTCGCCAAGAAAGTACGAAAACGAAAGAAAGGATGTGAGTAATGTCTGACGTCGATCGCAGTTTAACAATTATGGTTTATGGCGAATCCAAGGTTGGAAAGTCCAGCTTTGCAGTCACGGCACCATACCCACGCCTAATGCTTGATGTTGAAGGTGGGCACAGATTCCTACCTGTAACTATCAAGTATTGGGATCCAATGACTGAAGAGCCGCCAGTGGCTGATGGAACTTGGGACACAGTGGTGGTCCAAGTCCGTGAGTACGATGTGGTCATGAAGACATTTCAATGGCTTCAGAGCGGTAAGCACCAGTTCAAGTCCCTAATCATTGACTCCATCTCGGAGTTGCAGGTTAAGTGCATGGACAACATTGCTGGCACAGAGCAAATGAAGATGCAACAGTGGGGCGAACTACTTCGCCACATGGGAGCGCTACTTCGTGACCTTCGTGACCTCACGATGCATCCAACTCAGCCCCTCGAGGCTGTAGTACTGACAGCTATGGCACGTAAGGGCCAAGACGGTGTATTCCGTCCGTACCTACAGGGTCAGCTAGCTATTCAGGCCCCCTATTTCTATGACATCCTCGGAGCACTCACAGTGGAGACGGAGCCAAATCCTGATCCAATGCAGCCCCCACATAAGGTAAGACGCATGTATGTTGAGCGGACACCTGAATGGGAAGCTGGAGAGCGTGTCCAGGGACGTCTAGGTAAGATAGTACAGCAGGGCGATCTAGGAATAGAGCGTATGCTGGACATGGTCTTCGGTGAAAAGAAGACCGATACAACAAAAACAAATGACAAATAAAAAGACAAATTAAGGAGTAATTAATGTCCTCAGTAAATTGGGCCGACCTAGTTCAACAGGCAGGCGATGTTGCAACAAGTACTAACTATGAGCCATTACCAGATGGTGACTACGAACTAAAAATTATCGAGGCTCAGGCTGTAGTTACCGCTAGCGGTAAGCCTATGTTTAAGGTAACAACCGAAGTTCAGGGCGGGGTCCATGCCCGCCGTCGCGTCTGGGATCAGCTAGTAGTAACCGCTGACAACCCTAAGGCCATGAATATGTTCTTCATGAAGACTAGCGCCATGGGCCTAGGTCGACCTTTCTGGGATGCCAATCCTACTAACGCTCAGGTTGAGCAGGCTCTTATGAGTCGATCCTTCCGAGCAACCCTGGGAACTCGTAGCTACAACAACAACCTAAGCAACGAGATAAAGCGCTACTACCCAGCGCAGGCAGCAAATGCTGCAGTTGGAGATGGTAGTACACCATTTGCTGCACCAACTCCGGCACCGGCACCAGCTCCGGCTGCTGCACCTGCACCAGCTCCGGCTGCGGCAGCACCAGTTGTAGCTGCTGCACCTGCACCTGCACCTGCACCTGCACC